CCTCTCTATGCCGGGGTCCCCCCCGGCCACCGCCTTCTGTTAGAAGGGCGGTGCTTTCACGAGCTTCATGCTAGCGGCTCGTGGACGCCCAGAACGGCTGAGGTGCTCCTCATCGACATTCGCATTGCCGATTGTTGTGAGAAGACACTTCAGTAGGGCACCATGCCCGTCGATCCCGATGTTCGGAATCTTCGGTGCAACTACCCACCCCTTTGTTCGCGGGGCTTGGTAGTCTCCGCCCACTGAATCTACTTGGTAGTAGCCCAGTGGGTGGTGGCGTCCTATGATAGGGCTCGTCGGAGCGACGTACGGATAGTGTCGGATGACACGCTCCAGTACGTCATCCAGCAACGCGGTCGTGTGAATCATCCCTACGCTTAGTAGGTGATTCCGCGTCGCGGATGTTGTGACGATCCTATCCACATCCTGCCGTGACGTAGGGAGTTCCTTCCTGAATCGGACGATGGAAACATCCAATCCATTCCAGTACTCCTTACCGCAAGACTCTCTGAACTCTCCAGTCCAGAAAGACTTGTTGCGATTCACCTTGAAGCCGAACAGCTCAAGGTACTCGATCACGGTTTCGGCCATGGGTGTCGGGACGATGATGTCGTCTCCAAACACCCTCACCCTATCACGGAACTTCCTGTAGGAAGCCCGTGCCTGGGGTAGACCGTCCGCCTGTACACACTTGGTCAAGACCACGGCTGCAAACACCATGGCCTCGATTGGGAATGTCAGAGCGGAGCCCATTGACGCAAACTTCAGGAGAGGGATTACCTCGCCCGAAGGTAGCCGGGCAGTCGTCGATCTGCAAGCCTGGATCCCCTCTAGGAAGAAGGGGTAGTCCGCGAACAGTTCTTCGACTAGCCAGTTCGCAACACGGTCGGAAGCTTCGCTCAAATCGAGCGTCGCCAACGACCCGTCTTCGGATCCAATGCAAGCGAGGGCCTGGTTAGGCCACTGCTGCGTGAATCCGACGAACCACTCAGCATCGTTCTCGACAGTATGACCGTCAAGGCGATGTTGCTCGAGTAGTTCGACTAGCCTAGAGCTGATGGCCTGCTGTACGTACTGCATGCAGGTCGGCTCTTCGGCAATCAGACGTGGTGTTGTGTGCGTCTTCGGAACGTCCGTCAGTTTTGCCGACGTTTCGTTCCACGGATCCAAGAAACTCGTCCGGCAGTATGCTTCCTCAGCGTACTTCGGGTTTGAGACCCCATACTCCCCTAAAGGGAAGAGAGGCTCTAGCCTGTCGTGCCAAGTAGGAAGCATCCACTTTTGATTCCCTTTGAGAGAATCAGCAGTGGCGCCGGGTCCGTGCTTCGGCTTGAGCGACCCATCATAGATCTCACGATCTAGGGTGCTCAGTACGTCGCCGAAGACTACTCGGACAGTCCTCCGGACAGCAGCGAGCTGACCTCCTCCGAAGAGGGTGTCGGCCCGCTCGTCCATAAAGGGCGATCGAGTTCCTTGTCGGTCTCCACGTACTGGCGATACGCAGCGTCGACTCGGG